ATATCCTTATAGAAAAGCACCACTTGGAGGATGGCAAATTAATGTTGTGTCATCTTGTTTTTGCAGCACAACGCAACCCGATGAAAACACACAACCAACGGGGGAAATTGGTAATCAAATAATTGTTGGTTTTAATGTTGGACAAAATGCAAATGGATGGTATCTACCATACTATAGACAAAAAATAGGAAGAAATTTCTGGGAATTACAAGATCCGTTACTCGGTGCTTATTTTTATCCAGCAAAAGATGAAAACTTTGTTACTCAAATTGGTGATGATTATTTATTCAATCTAACTGGAGAAATATTCTTCTTCAAACCAGAAGACGAAATTGATAATGAATTTAGTGCAAACCACAGAACAACTTTACAACAAATACCACAACCAGAAGATGACGTTCCCCCATCAGTATTTTATGAGCTTGATTTCGTATCTCAACAAAACGGACTCGGTGGAGCACCAAGAGGAATTTTTGGCAGAAATCTAAGATATAATTTAGATGTATTCAATTCTTCTACGGTTTTCTGGCACCAAGAAAATGGATCTTATGTGAAAACTCTAAAGGAATCAGATAAAGTTGCTGTTCCTATAGTTTATGTTAATTGGTACTCAGCGTTAGGCTCTGATTGTTACGTTAATGGTGGCGCACTTTGTGGATTAGTAACAAATTGTGCGCAGAACGAATGCTGTAATTCTTGCAGTGGAGGTGGAGGTATTAGTCTGTGTACTGGTTCGGGAGGAGATCAAAATGAATGGCAAATTTCCACTGGATTAATTTCATCCTCTCTCATGCAACAACCAGTATCTCCTTTATTAAACGCAGGAGTTTATTCGTTTAATCAAGGTGCTGTTATTAAACAAAAAACTAAAACAGTAAAAATCGAAGAAGGAATTTGTGTAAATATGTTATGTCCAGATTGTGATTTATACGAAAGTTGCTAAATGTCAATTCAATTTAGAACAAGATCCCAAACAGTAATAAATTATGATTCATTTGTAACAAATAATGTTATAACTGGTTGTTGTTTTGTGTTTAATTCTGGTACAAATGAAGTAACACAAAATCCAAACTATACCGCTTCTCAGTGTGCTATGGAAAATGGATATTTTGTTGGTGGGGATTGCCCCGCAGAAAATATAAAACCATCTTCACTTGGCTGCTGTTGTTCTTGTTCTCTAAAAGAAAGCACAGGAAACCCACTACAAACAACTACTCTGTGTGAATGTGAATCTTTAAGCGGAAAATGGACACTTGGTGCCTGTTCAGAAGATAGGGATGAAACATATTATTGTGTAACTGGAACCGAAGAACAATCAAATGTTTTTGATTTTAGAAATAAAAGAGCATGTTGTCACCCAGAATTTAATCCAGATGGAACTGCTTATGCAGAATGCACCGATGTTTGTAGTGAAAAAGAATGCGCCGAAAAAGCAGCATTTCCATATACTTCTACCTTTTATAAAACAGGAAGAAAATGTAATGAAGCCGTTGGGGCTGGTGCGCCAGTTTCGGATGAATGCGCGCTCAGTCAATCAAGCGCAAATATTTTAAATTCATGCAAAAACGGTTTAAATTTATTTTGTTGGAATATAACAACTGGATTTGCCCCTTGGAAATGCGAAACTATTACTCAATTTTTTAATAGGTATTACACTGATGATTTTATTGATGAAATAAATCAAACTGTAGTTAAAGTGAGATCGTCTGGAATAAGAGACACAGCAAATCATTTAATTTTACTTTCTTACAACATTTCACCAGATAGTGAATTGTTTGACACTAGTGTGAATTTAAATGACTATGCAGCAAAAACAAGTAACATCCAACCGATTACGACTAAAAAGATTTGTCCCGGTAGTCTAAATTTTAATGAAGAAGAAATAGATTTAAATACTTCTTTCTCTGGTTATTTTGCCGTTTTGCCCACAGATGGTGTTCCAATTTATTATAGATCACCAAATTATTATGAAGATTTTGGTGGAGATAGAACACTTTCTCCTATTCCACAAATACCGCTTACTTTAAGCATAGATTTAATAGCGACAAATACATTTAGTGCTAGAATCGACACCAGCAATTCAGTTATAATTTATGGTAGATTTTTTAATAGATCTACTGGGCAAAATAAAACTCTAAATGTAACAACTAAACTTAAAAAGTTATATCAACATAATACACAAAAACAATTATTTGAATCTCTAGATTATTCTACTATGGGGTTTGTTGGGCAGAAATTAGACAATAGTTTTGATTATTTTTCTCCTTATGTCAATGAGATCGATGCGCTAAAAGAGTTTAGAACATTGATTAGATCTTTACCTAGAAAAGAATTTGTGCGAGTATCATTAGGAGCAAATACTTTCTGTGGCATAGAAGAAGATGGAACAATGACTTGCGTTTCATTAAATTCTGATTTAGAATCCTCAGTAAGAATTAATAGAAAGTATAAATTAGTTTCTTGCACTTCATACTTTGGAAATGATGTAAGCAATCCAATGAATCCGATTAATGATTATTGTTTTGCAGTAGATGAAAATAATAGAATAATAAAAATAGCACCAAATTGGGCTGAAACAGATGATCATCCAGATTTTTCTAATACAGATGTTATTTCTCTGTCTTGTATAGATCATCGTTGTTTGGCAGCAGTAGAGCCAGATATCAATGTGTGCAATAAACAAACACTAGGTAGTTGTTGTGTTTGTACTGGTGACACTGATATCACTAATTGTATCGATACTTCTAGAGGAAATTGTGAAACCCTTGGTGGTGATTTTACTTCAGGAGGAAGATGCTGTGGAACTACTATTGAAGAAAATTGTGTGAATTGTTCTACTATTGCAAATTGTGGTGAGGGATTCCCACGATCTCTAACAATAACACAACCAGAGTTGCCATCATCTGATTTGACTTACTATAAAGATGGTTTATATGTTGGAATATTTGAAGTTGGAACACCAATAAATCAAGAAGGTTCTATCGTAAATGGTAATCCATTCACAGGTAAATCATTAAATTATAGACCAGAAGTTTATGGTTATGGCACCACCAAAAAGAAGTGGGCTATAATAGTTGCACCAGACGATGTTGAATTGCCATATTTGTACGATTCAAGAGAGAAGCCAGAAATAATTCAAGGTTCTCTATATGATGGATTGTGGAATACCTACGGAGACAATTTAACATATTATGGTATTCAAAGTAAGTCTATGAATCGAGTTAGAGAAAAATATTACTTATCTGGCTGGTATGTTCCATCGAAGAATGAGTTGGAATTTATTAACAAAAAAATCAATCATGGATTTTTTATACCAGAATTGTTTAGATCTATGAGGAATAATTTGTATCTGAGTTCCACGCCATTCTTTAGCGTTAAATCAGATAACAAATATAATTTAGATAGCCAAGTATTTAATGGCAAATCTTTCATGTACGGACAAAACTTCAACAAGTTAAATTATGGAGATATATACTTAGTACCAAGAACATCTAATATTAATGTTCGTCTTATTAGAAGAATTGAAGTGGAGTAATTATTATGGCTGAAGAATCTTGTTCAAATAAACCAAATCCAATTGAATTTCGTACAGTAGAAGTACCAACAAAAAGTGTCATTTCAAAGAAAATTGGAATGATTCAAAGTTTTGCAATGTCATTAACCTCTCGCGGGTTAAATGAAAAGAAAATTAATAAAGCAACAAAACAACTACGAGTGCTAAGTTGTTTTGGAAATAAACATCTAGATGGTGCATTACCACCATGCGAGCACTTAAAAGAAAGCAAAACAGCAGGACAGTACTTCTGCGGTGGGTGCGGGTGTGGTGATCGTCAAGGAACATGGTTGGTTGCAAATGGTAACGATTACAGCAAACTAGATTATCCAAAGTTAAATTGTCCAATTAATATGCCTGGATTTACTAACTACACTCCAAGTAAACCAGATGAGGCAGTTTCACCAATTACTCGTAAATATTATCTTGAAAACATTGAATTTGAGGAACTAAACAAGGTTCCAGTTACATTACCAGAAATGCCAGATGGAATGAAGAAAGCAATGGAAGAACGCGAACAAAAGATTATGGAACAAAATAAACTGAATTCTCAAAAACTTCAGTAATTTTTAAAGCCATAAATATCTTGTAAGGAGAATTTATGGCAGCACCAAATTCAAGACAAACTTTAATTGAGTATGCTCTGAGACAACTCGGGGCGCCAGTTGTTGATATCAATGTAGATTGGCACCAATGTGAAGATCGTCTAGATGATGCGCTCCAATATTTTTCAGAGAGACACTTCGATGGTGTAGAGAAAGCATATTTTCTTTATGAAATACAGCCTGAAGATATCGAAAACGAATACATCGATACCAATAATTTAGGACCAGTAAATGGTTTTGGTGGTGATGGACCAACTGGAAGAGACATAGTTAGTGTTATTAAAATCTTCCAATTTGGTCCATTCAGTAGCATCTCTATGTTTGATGTTCGATATCAAATGGCATTGACTGATTACTTTGGTATTAACACAAACCTAATGTCGAGCAGAAACATGGGTTTGGCTCAATATGACAGCACAAAGAGATACATCAATATGATTCAAGATCTCTTTCAACCAGAAAAGACAGTTCGTTTCAGTAAGGTAACAAATAAACTCCATATTGAAATGAATTGGAGAGAAGAACTTGCTAGTACCAAAAATATAGTCATAGAAGCATATGTCTCTCTTGATCCTGAAAAGTTCACAGAAATATACAATGATCGTTTATTGAAGAAATATGTCACCGCTTTGATAAAAAGACAATGGGGAATGAACATGTCTAAATTTGGTGGTGTTCAACTTCCCGGTGGTGTAACTCTTCGTGGTCCAGAAATAGTTCAAGAGGCAATGCAGGAAATACAATTAATTGAAACACAAGTTCAATTGGAATACGAACTACCAATTAACTTCATGATGGGTTGAAAATGGCTAAAAATCCCTACTTTAAAGATTACTCTGGAGAACAGAATATCATCGAAGATCTCTCTATTGAGATCATAAAAACGATGGGTAGAGAAATGTTTTATATTCCAAGAGAGCAATATAACGGTATTGCAGAATTCGGAGAAGCAAATTACAAATATACTAAAGTTTTTCCAATTGAAATGTATATTGCTTCTGTTGCCGGATTTGAGGGAGAGGGAGACATAATCTCAAAGTTTGGTTTAGAAGTAAGAGATAAAGTTAACCTAATAGTTTCTAGGAAAAGGTTTGATTCTGAAATATCAGAAAGATATGGCATAACTCGTCCACGCGAGGGAGATCTGATCTTTTTTCCATTAACAAAGGCTTTATTTGAAATTAACTTTGTAGAACACGAAAATCCATTTTACCAAGCAGGAAAACTGTACACATACTTGTTAGTGTGTGAACTCACTACAATCAATGGTGATGAATTTGAAACTGGTAATACTGATATAGATGCAGTCGAAGATGAAATAAAGACAAGCACATATCAAATAACGTTAGGAAACAGAGTCAGCGATGCAGGAAGATATTTCGATGGAGAAATTCTATTCCAAGTTTTAGGAGTCACCAATGGTTCATATGAAAACGCAACAGCAGAGGCGTCTTTAATTCGACACAATCTAGAAGAAAAAACACTAGAAGTAATCGGAATAAGTGGATCTTTTGCTTATGGTTTACAAACAATAAAAGGAACTCGTTCCGGAACAGAATATTATGTGTCTGGCATAACTGGAACAAATATTGTAATTCCAATATCTCCAGCAACTAACAAAACACTGGGAGATAACGATATTATAGAAATCGATAGAAACTTGACTGGAATATATGATTTCACTGATGTAGATCCATTCTCAGAGGGCAATTACTAATGTTTGATTATTTTTACAACGAAACATTAAGAAAATTAACTCTTGCCTTTGGTGGGTTATTTGATGAAATTTACATAGAAAAAAGGACACCAACTGGCGCAATGGAAAGAAGCAGAGTTCCATTGACATATTCTAGTAAAGAAAAATTTATTAGAAGACTAAACGAAGCAAGTTCGATTTCAAATAATGTAAAATTGGAAACATATCTTCCAAAAATGTCATTTTCAATGATGGACATGGTTTATGATCCATCAAGAAAAATAAACAAAATAAACAAAAAAATGAAATCAACAGGAACCGGAGAACAGAATAAAACCTATAGAGGGTTCACTGAAGTTCCATACAATGTTCAATATGAAGTTGGAGTTTATACGAGAAATGTAGAAGATAATCTACAGATAGTCGAACAAATATTGCCTTATTTTTCACCAGAGTTCATAGTTACCTTAAAAATGAACAATCTCGACACCCATGTTGATGTTCCGATTGTTCTAACAGGGGTTCGTTCATCTGACACTTATGATGGTGACTTATTATCAAGAAGAATGGTAACGAGTACTTTGAATTTTGTAGCCAAAGCACATATATTTGGAAAAATACTAGAAGGTGGTTCTGGAATAATCAAAGAAGCATCTGTTAATGTATTTGAGGATGAAGATTTATGAATGAAGAAATCCCCCCAGTGTTTGATTCAATTTCACAAAGTTTGGGTGTTGAGTTTAAATCATCAGAACCCAAGCAAGTATTGGTTCAAAAAACAAAATCAGAAGAAGCACAAGATAAAAAAATAGAATCTGATTTTGAATATGCTAGAACCAACATGAAACAGTTGATTGAAAAGGGAATGGCAAGTTTAGAAAATGCTATTTCTCTTGCTGAAAGCCTAGATTCACCTAGAGGATTTGAAGTTGTTTCTACATTTGCTAAACAATTAGCAGAGATGAATAAAGATCTTATGGATCTACATCAGCAGAAAAAAGATGCTCAAAAAGAAAACATTACAGTAAAAAACAACACCACAAATGCAATTTATGTTGGTTCAACAAGTGATCTTCAGGATCTTGTAAATAAAGACCGAAGTAGAAAGAAAGCATTAAACGATGGGGAAGCCACAGGATAAAAGTTATCTGGGTAACCCAAACCTAAAGGGTCCCGGTGTAAAAATTGAATTCACAAAAGAACAGGTCGAAGAGTATGTAAAATGTGCTAACGATCCCGTCTACTTTATTAAAAATTACATAAAGATTGTAACTCTAGATAAAGGTCTTGTTCCTTTTGAACTGTATGATTATCAGGAAGAAATGGTAAAACAATTCCATGATAATCGATATATCATTGCAAAACTACCAAGACAGTCTGGAAAGTCTACAACAGTAATTGGTTATATTCTTCACTATATTTTGTTTAATCAAAATATGAGTGTTGCAATACTTGCAAATAAACAATCAACCGCAAGAGAGATGCTTTCTAGATTAAAGTTGGCATACGAATATTTGCCAAAATGGATTCAGCAAGGAATTCTTGAATGGAATAAA